TGACCCAGTTTTACTGGCCCCCCGCAGGGTGAAGGTGCTTAATACCCCGGGCTACCTGAGATCTTCAGATGTCCGTTCAGGAGTAGTGCGGGACACTCCACTTGGAGGCGATGGTAAGGTGCCTCCTTAATCCACCTTCCAACTCCCCACAATGACTGACACAACCATCCCACGAGAGACCCCCGAGCCCCCTTGCTGCTTTGATGCGATGCTGAGCTTGGTTCTGGACCTTGAGTCTGAACCACCCCCCTGCGTTTGCGGAGCGAGGGACTTGATTGGTTACTACTTGTGGGAGGGCCATTTTGGTCGTAGGGAGCGCCTGTTGTACGGACGGGCGGAAAGCCGGCTGATTGGTCTTGAGTTGGTAGCTTACGTCTTGGAACACCGCACCAGTTTGGAATACCTGGTGCTCCAGCAATTGATCAAGGCTGGGACCATTCCTGAGGCGGACTACTCGCTCTTGACTAGTTTGTGCACAGCTGGCACTTTGCGGGAGCAAACGGCCCGCGTTTGTAGGCTCATAGACTGGGCAAGGAACCATGGCAGGTTGTCTACCACTAGGCCTGCTGGCCCGGTTGTTTCGGTGGAGGAGGCAGGAGCGGGATGCCCGCCGTGTCACCAATCACACCGATTTTGACAATGCTCAACCGTTAGAGCATGAATGGGAGGCTAGAGCACCAATAAATATCAACGATGACTTGCAACATAACTGGATAACCTCACGTGTCACATTGGAGATCACCGCAGCTATAAAGCTGCGGCTGGGGTTGATGAATAGGACCCCTGCCAATGAGATGGCTGCCCACCGGGAGGGACTTGATTACATTAGGTCCCACCTCGGGTTTGGTGGCAAGTGGAAGGATATGCGTATAGCACACCAGCAGTTACATCTGGTCCATGCTGTTAATAATGCATTCCTTCCTAACACTGAGGAGATCAAGGCTGATAAGGCTTCGAGGTCTTACTTTTGGAGGCATCGATCGAAACAGGTGAAACGTCTCCGCTCGTCTTTTGGCGGTGGCCAGTAGCTGCAAAAGCGTTCCGCGCTGGGGAGCCTGATCATGGGTTTGAGATAGCACTAGCCGAGTACAACGAGCTAGCATACCCAGGCGAGAAGGTCAGGGTCAAGCACTACTGGCAAAGACGAGCACCGCAGCGTAGCCTGACATACTTGCTGGGCACCAGGGTTAGCCGGAACTTTGGTGTCCATGATGGTAGTTTGGCTAATCTCCGGAGGGGGGCTCTGGAGAGAGTGCTGTTTTCGGACAAGTGGGGAGGGAGGACTTGGGTGACTCCTGAACCATGTCCCTTGGTTCTCGCGGCACTGACGAGGGAGTTCAACCGTCGTTTTGATAAGCTCGCCTTTCGTGTCACTCCATGGACTGTTGAGAAATTCATCAGTACCCGGGGTCGCAAGAGGGCGGTCTATGAAAAGGCGGCGGAGGTGCTCCATCGTCGAGGTGTCAGGGAGTCGGATTCGACGACGGCGGACTTCGTGAAGGCTGAGAAGCTGGACCTTAGTTCAAAGCCGGATCCTGCTCCCCGAGTGATCAAACCAAGGAGTCCGGTATACAACACAGCTGTGGGAATGTATATAAGTCCCCTTGAACCTGTAATATATAAGAGCCTACGCCGACTATTTGGCTCCACAACCGTCATAAAGGGTTTGAACGCTGCTAAACAGGGTGAAGTCCTCCACACTAAGTGGGCGAGAGTCAAGGACCCAGTGGCAGTGGTTCTAGACCTGAGCCGCATGGATCAGCATGTTGGTTCACAATGGTTGAAGTGGGAGCATGAGCGGTATTGTAAATATTTTGGTTCAAGTGAGGGTATAGCCAGGTTACTGAGCTGGCAGCGACACTACAAGTGCGTCGGGAGGTGCCATGATGGGAAGATAAAGTACCCCGCCTCCTGTCGCGCTTCTGGAGACATGAACACTGCACTGGGCAATTGCCTGATCATGTGCTGTGCCATTTGGTCCACGCTGTTTCACCTTGGGATACTTGGGGAGTGCGAGGTCGCTAATAACGGTGATGACTGTGTGGTGATTATGCCTAGGCAGCATCTCGCGTTGTTCAAGGAAAAGGTGCATAGGTACTACCGTAAGTTTGGATTCCTAGTTAAAGTGGAGTCTGTTGCGGAAAAGTTCGAGCATCTCGACTTCTGCCAAACCCGTCCTGTCTTCAATGGTTCATTCTGGACCATGGTGCGTGACCCACGCATCTGTCTTGACAAGGATGCATGTACTCTCAAACCTGTGAGGAGTGAGCGTGACTGGAACACACTGAGAAACACCATTGGTTTATCTGGGCTGGCCCTTGCTGGTCACATGCCCATCTTTTGTGAGTTCTATGCTGCGTTACGCCGGGGCGCTGGGGAGCGGGTTGACAAGGACCGCACTGTAACCGGATTTTCACAACTAGCCAAGGGCATGAACATGCGCGGTGCGCCCGTTACCGCCATGGCTCGGGCTAGTTTCTTTAGTGCATTCGACATAACGCCGGATGAGCAGGTTGCAATAGAACGCCACTACCGGGAGATCAAGCCGGTGTGGCGCCCAGTACTTTTCACAGAGCCTGGTGTTGAGGGCGTGATACCAGGAGCGGGGTGTTGGTTGTAGTGGCCCAAAACGGTGCTCCCCGGAGCTCAATATTTCCGTGCTAAGGGCGTCAGCCTGGAATGCCAAGAGACTGCACGGGCCGCCGGAAGGAACCAGCATGTACAGTCCCTCTTTGACGGTGAGGGATCCCGTACTACCGTCATTTTTACACTTTTTCTGGTGTATGCTTTTACCTCTTGTCTTCTTTCTTGTGCGTACTACCATTTCGTTACTGTCCCTTTTCTTGATCTATCGACATGGCTCGCAAGAACAACTCCAACCGGTCGCAGCCCCGCTCTCAGCGGGGCAACAACCGGAATCGGGCTCAGCGGAGAGCGCCGAGGATGGTTTACCAACCTCGACCTGCCGCTCCCGACTCCGTTCAGGGAATGGCACCCGCCGCATACCAGCGGCAGATGATGGTGCGCGATCCTGTGATCAAGCAGGTTCCCGGCGGAGTTCGTCTGAGTCACCGCGAAAAGTTCAACCGCGTGGTGATGAACGGGGAGGATCGTAAAATCCCTGTCACCCCATTTGTTGGCGAGTTCGTTCGAAACTTCGCAATGTCGTTTTCGAATTGGCGTGTCGAGAAATTTGAGGTCTTTTTTGTACCGAAGGCGGGCTCGAACACCAGTGGAAGTATCATTGCTGCTCCTGTCTATAATTCGGTCAATCCAATCAAGCTTGAGTCCAATGCTAAGGCCAAGAGCATATGGAAGCTTGATCAGATGTCTGGCGCAACGTCCTTCGCTGCTTGGATGGAGGGTGCGGCGTCATTCGTCGCTGCTAGGGCCGTCCGGACTACGTTCAAGACGCTTGGGTTGACGGGATCAATCCAGACGTTAGTAGATGGCGTGGGCGCTCGTGATTCTGATGAGTCATTGATCCCAGGCTACATTCTTTACAGCCCGGATGATAAATCTGATGTTGCCGCTAGCGACATTTGGATTGACTACACCTTCGTTTTCATTGACCCCGTCGCACAGCAGCTGGGTGTTAGTTACCACAGCGCTTCGACGGACTCTTCAGCGCTGGCGCTTGAGACTGCCAAGGCGACTGGCTGGACCCATGGGTATGTACTCAATGGGAATTCCGTCCAGTTTCAATACCCGGGACATTACACGGTGACGCTATCTTACACAGGTAGCACTCCCAACATTGATAGTGATGGGCACACACTTGTGGATGATCTCGGGAACGACATCACCGCAGAGGTGGTCGTGCCAGCGTTTGACATCACTTCCAACGCGTTTGATACCGTGATGGATGCTGACGACCAGGCCACGAGCAACGGATCAGTCCAGACGTTGGCCCTCAAGGACATTAAGCCTGGGGACATGCTTACTCTGGACTCGCTCGTTACTGGAACCATGACTGGGATGACCTTGTCCATCATCCCACACGGACATGTTCTGGTTTTGCGTGACTAAGCGCTTGTATAAAGTACCACTAGTTAGATTTTCTGTACAGTCTACCCAACCAATGGGCCATCCCCGCCCAGTGGTAGAAAACACCGGTTAGGAGCCGGCATAAAACCTGTAGCAGGAGTCCGCTACCGTCTAGTGACGACGTTAAACACCACTGAGGAGAGAAAGGCGGCCACCCACCGCCGGGG